TTCTTCGGATAGCCGCCCACCAGGCTGATTCGGGCGACTGCAGCGGCGAAAGGTCCGCCGGCGGCCGCCGCCTTCCGGTTCTGCTGGTTGGTCGGCTCGCAAAGACTGAGAGAAGCCAGATTCAGCGGGCTTTCCTCTTTCGTGATCTGCACCGGCTTCACGAGCTGGATCACGATCTCTTCCGGGCTTGCAGACGGATTGGCAACCGCTGCGTGCCCAAACGAGGCGATGAAGTCTTCAGCCTCGTTGATCTGGCTGCCGTACATCTGGTCGATCACGTCGATCGGCACGCCGCTCAGCAACGCGATCAGGGCGATGGACGTGCCGAATTGACCGCCCGACTTCTCTGCGGTTTCGTACTCGCCAGCCGTTGCCTCACGCAGCGGGATCTCCGTCACGATTTTGGCGGAATCGCCCTTACCGTACGAGAGCGGCTTTCGCAGCGCGATGGTTTTCGTATCCTGCATCGATCAATTCTCGGTGACCGCGCCTTGGAGTCCTTCCCAATGCGCAGTGAACTTGGCTTCGGTGGTGTCGACTTCCTGCGCTTCGACAGTCCACATGTTCCGACCGATTATGGTCTTGCCGTTGGCGAGCTCGAGCACGATCGTCTGGCCGCGCATCGCGTTGAACGCGGCGAGGCTCAGACCGCCGGAATCGCGAATCGAGGCGGAGATCGATGGCGGCTTCGGCTTCTCGCTGAAACCATGCACCGTGTCCTGACCGCTCAGCGACTCGCGCGTTACCGTGCCGACGTCGTACTTCAACTCGCCTTCGAGTTGATAGTTCACCCCGTCTACCGTCAGGTACGCGGTGCCGGCGATGAACGTCGTGTTGTTAGCCATCTGAGGCTCTCCACAAATAAAAAAGCCGCCCCAGAGGACGGCACACAGCGTTGACGGGGATGCTTACGACTGGGTGGTCGAGAGCCGGAACTGCGCCAGCAACGCGAAGATTCGCAGCTGGTTGATCAGCGTGCCAGGCCAAAGCACGTCGACGCGGTTCGGGTTCGATGCGTTCTGCTCGACGACGATCGCTTGCGCGAAGATGTCGCTCCCTTGAACGTAGCCTTCATACTCCATCGCCCGATACTCGGCGATCTGATCGGCCTTGATGATGTTCGGCGTAACGATCCCCGAGCCCGGCGCGAAGCGCGTGCCGTTGGCGGCCAGCTTCACGCGCGCATACTTCGTCGTGACCATCGTCCGCAGTCGGCGCAAGACATACGCCAGCAGGAACATGGTTTCGATTTCTAGGTAGCTGTTATCGGGCTGCCCGAACGCGTTGAGCTGGTATGTGGTGATCAGGTTTTCGATCGCCACCGTGCCGTCGCTCGCCACCGTAAAGGTGGAGATGCCGTCATAGAGCAGCGTATTGCGCTGGCTCAGATTGAACCGCGACTGCAGCGGAGGAGCCAGCACGCCGGCGAGCGCCACGGTCTGCATCGGGATGCCAGGATCAGCGCGTACGCTGACGGCAGTAACTGCCGCGAGCGCGGCCGCCCATTGCCAGGACGGTGACGGCGAGTCGTTGAAACCCATCACCGATTCGTGCTGGTTGTTTCGCGCCGTGCCGAACGTCGTCAGGCCACCCCACGTGCTGCGGTACGCGCAGAACACGTGACCGAACACCTGTTGCTGCCAACTCCAGCGGCCCGTCTGGTCGTTCAGGAACGCCTTGAGCGCGTCGAGTGACGTCACGTCGGTGAACGCGCACGCGATGAAGTCAAACGGCATGTCGAGCAGATTGCCAAGCGCCGTCGTCAACGTCGGGTTCGTGGCGCCGCCCGTCATCGCCGTGATCGTCGCAGCAAGACCGGTCGGTAACACCTCACCGGCCTGCGCGCCCTGATAGTTGAAGCGAATGTCGATGTCGTTGCCGACGAGGCCTTTGTTGTCTGCCGTGAGCGTCACCGTGCTCGTCGTCACGGACGCCGTGACCGGCATCGCCGGAATCAGGTTGATCGCTGCCGCGACAGCCGTCGCTACCTGAGCCGTCGTCATTCCCGAAGTCACCGCGACCGTCACAAGCTGACCGGCGATGTACAGCGAAATCGTGCCGTTCGCCGTCGGCGCCGACGTGAAGGCGATCGTGCCAGTAGCCGCCGCCGCGCCCGCAGCATCCTGCAGAGGCAGGTACCAGAGCTCGCCGAACTGATCGTTCTGGCGATACGCTGCCGTCATGAGCGCCAACACGGAGTTCGAACCGGCCTGCAGGTTCGCATCGCCGGTACCTGCTGAGATCAGCGGCACGTTGGGCGTCGCAACGCCGGCCGCAGTCATCGGGCCGATGAGCAGCGCGCGCTGGTTCGCTACCGCCGTGTTCGCGTGCGAGTTGTCGATCTCGGCGAAGAACAGCGGCGTGCGGATGTTCTGCGGGATCTGCTTGAATGGAATGGTCATTACGCGTTGCTCCCAGACTTCGCAGCGGCCGCAGCCGTATTGTCCGCACGCACGACGTCACCATCGTTGACAGCGCGGTTCCAGAAAATGTCGTCTTCCGGCACTTCGATGCCTTCGGGCGGCAGCAATTGCTTCGTGACCGGATGCCGCACTTTCAGGCCCGGCGCAGGTTTGACGATCATTCGTCACTCCTATTGAGAAAAATTGACTTTGACGAAGCCTTCGGCTCGACCGTCAGGCCCCGCCGTCCGCGGAGCGGGCGTCACGGCATCTGGGAATGGTGGATCTGGATATGTGCCACTCGGATCGGCGACGTTCGTAAGGTCGGCCGTCAGATCGACCTCGAGCAATTGGGTGTTGATGTCCGGATAGAACATCTCCGCGTACCGCACGCCGAGCAGGATCGAAAGCCCGGCAATGTGCGTTTCGCCGTCCGCCGTAATTTCCGTCTCGGTGTCGCAAAACGGAAAATCCTGCGCCAGCGCGCGGAGCGGGATGCTCTTGAAGATGACCTCTTCAATCTGCGCGCCGAGCGTCTCTGCGGCTAGCAATGCGGCAGGACCAGACGCAGCCGAAAGCTCTGCCTTGATCTCGAATCCCGACGTCGTTGTGAACGATGTCGAGCCGCTGACGCCATTCGACTCCTTCCGATCCTTTCCCTGCCGGAGCTTGATTGCCGGCAGCTTCGCCGCGGCGACGTTCCAGTCACCAGGCGAATAGACCGTCACTCCCGGAATGGTTTTGAGGATCGTCAGAAGCGCAGCGCGAAACTGCGCGCGGCCTGTCTGATCAGTCATCGGTCTGCCCCGGTACATTGAGCATCAGCCGGCCGCCTCCATGGCCGTCCGGATGAAACTCGCGTACTTCCCATTGCTCGCCAGTTTTCAGGATGACCAGTTGATCGCCCTGCGCCGGATCTTCCTGACCGGCGAACTGGGACATCTGCACACCGACAGTTGGCTGATTTGTCACCACGGTGGAACCCGTTGCCGGGTCCACGCCAAAGAACGCTTTGTCGTAGATTCCCTGAATCGGGAACGATCCGCCGACGGCCGGGATGTAGGTGATCGCGGTGCCGAACGTTTTCATGAGCGGCGCGAGGATGCGGCCGTCGACGGTGTCGTCCCAATCCATACGTCACTCCGAGTGCGTCACCGACACTTGGCCGCCGCTGATCTGCACGCCGTCCTGCGCGACTTCCTCGACCTTTTCGGGGACGAGAAAGCCGAGTTCACGCAGCCGCTTCACTTCCGATTCCGGAAGCTTCACGGTCTCCCCGGCCTTCTTGATGACCGGATCCTCGTTCGGCTTCAGCTGGTCGTGAAGAGTGCGGCCACGCGCTACGACTGCTTCGATGAGTTTTTCGCTAGCCATTAGTGACCTCAGGCGACGGTTGCGGCCAGCGCGGCATTCACGCGGCTCGGGATGACGACGGGAGCCGACTGCATCATGACGAAGCGCTGTGCCGGGTCTTCCTTCAGCCAGGTCTTCGGCGCGAACGGCAGCGACGCGTAGTTGAACTGCGGGTCGATGATCTGACCGAACGCACGCGTGCCCTGCAGGTCGGCGCCGGACATGATCATCGAGCCGTCGGGCAGCATCGGCTGTTCGACGTTGTTGTCGTCGACGTACCAGTCGTTGTAGAGCCACAGGTCATACTGACCCCAGCGGCCCTTATAGACGGCACCGCGCTGGATCTGCGCACCGACGTTCACGACGTTGCCGTTCTCCCCGAGTGTCGGGTAGAGGATCGCGCCCTTCAACACCGGGTCGAGCTTGAAACCGTTCCACGACTTCGGCGTGAAGACGATGTCGGTCGCGACGGCGCCAGACGACTTGAGAATCGCCTGCTGCCACGTTTCGATGTTGCCGGTCGGGTTTGCCGTGCCCGCGGTGATGTTCGCCGCCGTCCACTGAGCGCCGCCCGTCAGAGCGACGGTCAGCGAGCCATCACGACCGAAATCGATGACGGTCGTCGGAAAGCCTTCGCCGCTGACAGTCAGCGTGCCGGTGAGCAGCACTTGAGCGGCCATCCACTCGAGGCGCCGCGTCAGCATGTCGATCTGATCGTTGAGCTCGAACTCGAGGTTCATCTGCTCTCGCACTTCCGGTGGGAAGTCGCCACCGATGCGTTCGCCGATCATGCGACGGACCGGCTTGCGCAGATCCGGCGCACGCTTGTCCTTGATGTAAGGCGGCTTGAAGGTGTTCGTTTGATACCGACGGCTCTCGACCAGCTTACCTTCCACCATCGGCGAGCAGAACGGCGACATACGGCGCTTGCCGACGTCGACGTCGATCGACACGAACTCCGAGTCGGCACTGATCATGTTGCGGAAGAAGCGGTCGAGCAACCAGCTCTGGGCCAGCTTCAGGTTCTGTACGACCTGAATCAGGGTGTTGGTGTCATAAATCAGATTTCCGGGCATTGCTCTCTCCGAGTTGTGAGCCCAAATGAAAAAGCCCCGCTCGGTGGCGGGGCTTTATACATCCGTTCAGGTTACGAGTTAGCTCGGGTCGGCAGCCGAAACCGAGGATTTGAGGTGGATGCCGAGGGGGCGCAGTGCGTCCTGCGCCGCCGTCGAGGTGATGCCGGTACCGAGAGTGACGGCGTTCATGTTGAATTCACCCTCGAGGAACACGCCCGCGACCACGTCGGCAGCGCTACCGTCCGCGTTGTCGGCGAGAATCGCGGTCGGCGTCTGGCTACCATCGGCCGACGCCGACAGTGCAAGCGTGAATTTTCCGCTTGCAGTGATCTTGCCGAGCACCGATCCGCGCACATACGGACCGCCCGTCAACGTCACATTTCGCGTGACAATCTGCTTCGGGCCCGCGATCAGCTGATCCGGTACGAAGGTTTGCGCCGAGATGGACGGCACTTGGGGGTTCTCCCCCACCGAGGTGACAGTCAAAGTCATCTGTGAATCTCCGTGATTGGGGAGGGTTTAGATCTCGCCGCGGCGCATCTTGCCCGCCGCGAGGATTTGGTCGGCCAGCGACGGAGCCGCGGCAGCGGGCGTCGATGCACCGGGGTTCGGGGTCACGACTTTCGCCATGCGTTCGTCGATGGACGGTCCGCGGCGCGGTGCCGGCGCGGCGGCCGTCGTTGCATTCGCTTCCGATGCACGATCAGCAGCGGCGGCCGTCAGCACGCCGATTGCCTGCGCGGCGGTCATCTTGGTGTCGAAAGCCAGCGAGCAGGCCTGCTTGACGGAGCCCAGCTTGATGCCTTCGGCGACGATCGCGGCGCAACGAACCCGCTCGCGCTGACGCGCGCCGCTCGCGCGGCCGGCTCGCTTGCCGTCTTCCTTGTCGTCCTTGTCGTCGGCTTCGGCGTCGGCATCGTCGTCGCTCTCTGCTGCGCGCCGGGCTTCCTCGTCCTTCTTGTCCTGCTCAGCCTTGCGCGCGGCTTCCTCGTCTTTCTTGTCCTGCTCTTCCATGCGCTTGGCGTAGTCCTCATCGGTCTCGTCGTCGCGCTGCTTGCGATCGTCGTCAGATTCAGCACGAGCGGCGACGGCCGGATGACCGAGGAAATGGGCGAACGGCATCGCGCTCGCGAGCTTCGAGAGCTTCATGTGTAACGTCCTTAGGGGTTTGGTTTAGGCAGTGATCTGCTTGATCAAAGCCCGAAACGCGGCATCAGGCGCCGCCACTTCGTCCGCAAGCCCAAGCGCGACACCCTTGTCGCCCATGAACGTCGCGGCCTGCGTATCCCGAACCGTGGCGGCTGAGATATTCCGGTTGCGGGCAACTGTGTCGACAAACAGTTGACCCATCGTGTCGATGTCGGCCTGGAAGC